CCTAGCCCGGGGTTAAGAACGCAAGTTCACCTCTAGAATCACCCAAATGGGTATGTACTAGCGATTAGTGCATTCTTATTCGGCTAGGGGTCCAATACAACAGCTGTTCGCTGTCGGCGTATCTTATACGCAGGCATACGGATGGCATTTCGCGATCGCGCTAAGCCTAGAGGAGGATCATATGCGCATTTCACGCAAATATAATCAACCTCTATGGTTAGAGTGTAGGTCCGATAAAAATGGCCCACTTGAGTATAAAGAAGTGACTGTCAAAGGTCACTCTGAGTACGAAGATCGACGTATTCCCTACAAGGTTGCAAAACCTTATACGAGGGCAGACGTCTTTTTAGATAGCACTATACCTTCAAATATTCCAGCGGGAGTAAGTCTTCTAGATTTACCCACTGCTGAGGATGTAGTCGGCTCGTTGCTTGAAAGTGAGCCCACGTTGGCATCATCGTTGTTTCAACCTTTTGTTGATACATCCGGTATCCAGAATCAGGCGCTTCAAAACGCGATTGAGTATGGAAATATCTTGCTTCTCGTCTCTATGAAAGAGGCTGGTGAAACTATAGATATGGTGTACCACGTGTTTGTGCGGCTATGGAAAGTGATCACCGAAATGATCCACGCAGCCAGGTCTCTCAACCTAGTAGTTACGATAAATTCCTTATCGAACCTATGGCTTGAATACCGTTACGGCTGGCGTCCATTCTTTGGTGAAATATCTTCCATTGCCAAACAAATCGCGCATATACGTAATCCTAACGTATTGTCTTCTTATGGTGGTCAAAGTGTTCCGGCACTAGTACCGTCGACACAGCGTTCAAGTGTAGTGAGAACGGAAACCCTTAGGGCGACCGTCACTCATACAATTGTTCCGAAGTCAGAAGTTAGCGCAAAAGCTGGATTCAACTATGTTAATAACACGGACTCAAGAAACACAAGTACACTTGCATTATGGGGCCTTGATTGGCAATCACTTGCAAGCACGGCTTGGGATCTTGTACCGTTTTCTTTCGTGGTTGACATGTTCCTTAACGTTAGCGACATTTTGCAGGCCAATGGCATTGCTGATGAAGTTAAATCGTTTAATGGATACATGTCCTTCACGGGAGACTTTGATGTAACATCAAAGATAACATCGCTTGAATCTTCTGTACCGTCAACTATGCGTGACTATCTCTCCCCGAGCGAGTTGATTGCTCTTGGAGAAAACCCCTATTTCCGTGAGTTGTACAACTCACTAGATAGGCAAGTTCGCAAGTTGATTTTCAACGACGACGGGACTTACAGAACCCGTCGAGGCTACCAAGACTACACTTACTATTCGAAAACAGCAAGTGAAGCCGAGGCAGCCTACAAAGCACAGATGGTACGTGAACACAAGTACCCTGTGTCTGACGTCGTTGATTTGAGTCGGTATGGCAGCAGTAATCACGCTGTCTTTTACCATTATGCCTTCAAGTTCGATACGTCGCCGCAAGCTGTGAAAGATCTTTTCACAGACGCAGATGGCTCAATCGACTATAACATTCGTGCTATAGTTGTCGGCCAGACGAAGTATTCGTTCCGTGAGTTACTAGCCCATTTAGGGCGAATAGCTAATACGGTCTTGGAGCATAATTGGAACCTTCGGTTCTCTGTTAAGCTGTGGGACGAACTGACACCCGAATTCGGGTATCACTGTTCGTGCTCGTACGATTATACAGGGTCCGAAACCTATATCGACCTTCGTGATAAGGAACCATCGTACTCATATTCCATGAGTATCTTTCAGCGAGTCCTGAATAGTGAATTAAAACACACTATGCAGGCCTCTGCCGACCTTTCGTCAGGCCAATATATGGACCTAGCGGCGCTCGGCTGGAACCTTATTCAGTCATTTCGTAAATCATAACCCAACCCCATGAATAAGAGTAAACTTATTCGGAGATTTAAACTATGTCTACAAGTTCTGCACCTGGTATTGTGAGCCTTTTCAACTCTGTGAAAAAGCTCCGTGAGTTATCACCAAATAAAATCCTGTTCGTTTTCAATGATCACACTCCAGCGTTACCAAATACGCTGACCGTGACCAGTGTCCTGCCTGCACCTCGTAAGGGCAACCCAGGAACAATGAAAACAACCCTAGCCTTTAACAAGAGTGTTGTGTTAGATGCTGGTAAGCCTACCGAGCGTGTGGTCCCTATTGTTGCGCGCATGGAAACGTCGTTTCCAATGGGTACAACAAGTAGTGACCGCGAAGCAGTGCTGAATGCACTTGCTGCCGGTACGATCCTGCAAGATACACCTATCTCTGATCTTCTAGAGAAAGGTATGATCCCACAGGACTAAGCAAATGGATGAGATCGTACTACATTCTGTAGCGAATCTCCTCACTTACTTAATAACAACCAAGCTGGATCATTTAGATCCCGCCTTATTTGGAAGTTTTATATATGAATTGCTTAACAGCCTATTCTAACATTCCCTCGATTAAAGACCAACAGGTTCTAAGATCAGGAATGAGTTTGGCCCTCTTCAAATCTGTTGAGGGACTATTTACTCGCGACGAACAAAACTGGTTGCGTGGCTCACTTCGAGCCGGGCGTCTGTCATGCCTGCAGTCAGAGCTGGTGTCTAAGAAATTAGATCACGCTCGAGCTGTCGGTGACATGGCGACAAAGGACTTCAATGCCCTTTATCAGTTTTATTCTTTTCTTAAGAAGGCACCAACATCAGGTGATGATGCCCGTTGCAAAGCAGCGGCTCTTAAGAAGCTTGTAAGTGGTGAGGAGAAGTGCTTGGTAACAAATATGACCCTACCGGCTCGAGTTACAAGCCGGTATGCTCTGTTTGATCGCGTAAAGCTAATCATTCAGGACATCTTAGGGTCAGTTCCAAGTGACTTCCTAACTTCACCTAAAACTAAGGTATCTTTCGGCCCAGGTTCAACCGTTAATCTGCAAAACCGCTCTTATGAAGAGACGGGCTTGTTTTTCAAGCTTACAGATCGAATGATTGTACCTAAAAAGGCGCGTTATTACCTAGCAGCTTTAGTCAGTGCCCACCCTAACTGGGTGGATAACCTGGCTGTCCACTATCGCACCCAGCAGCAAAGTGACGAAAGTCGCCTAGCTTTTGAATTGCGAATCTTTGATAAACATTTTGAAATCGTAGACGATGATACACCGTCGAAGATCTCGTTTGTTCCAAAGAATAGTGGAGAACATCGTATCATAGATATTGGGCTTAACGGCTTAGTGCCTCTGCAAAAGGTAACGGGTGATCTCATCCGTGACCGTTTATGCAAAGCAACTAAGGGCCGTATTAATCTCAATACTCAGAAGCGCAACCAACATTTAGCAAAACAGGCCAAACTTTTTGACCTTGCTACTGTTGACTTAGCGAACGCAAGCTCAAGTATTTCTTATGAGCTGGTTCGTGAGCTTCTGCCCTATGACTGGTTTTGTTTGGTAGATGACTTTCGTTCTGCGGTTGGCGTTGAGCCTTCCTCAGGATTACGAGTTGAATATCAGATGATTTCCTCCATGGGTAACGGGTTCACTTTTGAACTCGAGTCACTCATCTTTTACGCCCTTGTTGTTGCAACAGGCGAAGAGATGGGATTAGGTGCTCTAGAACTGCAGCGGTCCATAAGTGTGTACGGTGATGATATCATCGTTCCACAGCGGATTACTGACAAGCTCTATGAAAACCTAACCCTATTTGGGTTCACTCCTAACAAAGAGAAAAGCTTTACTAAAGGCTTCTTCTTTGAAAGTTGTGGAGCTGACTACTATGATGGTACAGATGTCCGACCTTTCTTCCTTCGAAGAGAAATTAAGACCTATAGAGATGTATTCTTCTTGATGAATTCTTTGTTATACAAAGTAATCACAACTGAAGCTTATCACCTCATGGATCTTTATAGATTTCTCTTTGGGCTCCTAGATAAGAAGCAAATCAACTATGGTCCGTTACACTTTTCTGTCACAAAACATGACAAATTAGCAACTGACGACCTGGAAGCTGTGCTTCGCGTACCACATTCTTACGCACAAGCTAACGGCGGAATCAAATACGATTTCAACTGTCAAGCTTGGGTATATAAGAAATGGGTCAATGTAGGGATTGAAGTGCCACTGAGCAAATCACCATGCTATTTCTCGCAAAATGCGAAATACATGGTGTTTTTACACTCGGATGGCGATTCAACAGGAGGGAAATCGGTGCTGCGTGGCCGCTATAAAGCGGTAACTCGTACCCATCTCACTTCTCAGTGGGACGGCCGTTTGACAGTTAAGTCTCTTCGGGTAGTCAAACATTTGTTTGATACTCTAAGTTACTAACGTCAACACTCTAAAAACTCGGGATTAACCGAGCCAGAGAAAGGAC